GTTGATTGCAGCGGCAAAGTCATCAGCGGCCTTCTTGGCCTTCAACTGCTTGCCGACATAATCGACGGCCAATGCTGTCCCCAACACCGCAACAGCACCAACGACAGCGCCAAGAGGCGTGAGAAGGAACGACAGTGCGCTTCCAAGAATTCCCACGTCCTTGCCCATCGCGGCAAACGCCTCGGCAAGCGTAGCGCCATCTGTTGTAGCCATCAGTCTGAATGCCGTGCCAAAGGTCTTAATCTTTTCTGCACCACTGGCGAGTGCCGTGCTGAACTTTCCAATGGCAGGAACCACCTCGGTCAATCCCTTGAAACTGCTAGCACCAGCGGCCAGCTTGAACTTCGCAAGCTGCTTTATCACAAAGGAAAGAACGCCGCTTCCAAACTTCATAAGATTCGAGCCGAGCGCGGAAATGACTGGATAGGCAGCACTAAACCCCATGAAGTAGGTTGCAAACTTAAGCAGCCTTGTCTTTGTGCTTGTGTCCATTGAGTTGATGACTTCAGTGAGCCATTGAAGCTTGCTGGCAACGTCATCGAGAATTGGCACTATCGCAGGACCAAGCGAGGCTGCTAGAACCTGAGCGGAGTTCTGCATCTTGGCAAGCGAGCCAGAGAATCCTTCTGACTTCCTCTCGGCCTCTCGCGCGGCGTCACCAGCCTTGCCGAACTCGTCATCGACTCCGTTGAATGCGTCCTTTGCCATTCGGATTGAATCGCCAACCCTGCCAACGGTCTGTGCAAGGGCGGTTAGCGTCTGAGTCTGGCGGACGCCTGAGATGCCAAGGTTCTCAAGCTCTGCAAACTCAGAATCCCCTAGGTTCTTTAGGCCACTGAGGAATTCCTTCAGAGCTTCAGTTGGGTTCGACCTCCACTTGCTTGCAAATTCGTCAGCAGATACGCCAGCGACTTTTGCGAACTTCGCAAGGTCATCCCCGCCAGCACTAACGGCCTTCTGGATTGTCGTGATTGTGGTGGCAACGCCTGTAGCTGCGGCCTCTGACTTCTGTCCTGTTGATGCAATGGCTGCGGCCCAGCCCATCAGCTCCGGGGTGGTGAATCCAGCAACGTCACCGACTGCGGCAAGGCGCTGGGTAATCTGCATGATGTTGGATTCCTGCGTGGGCATGTTGTTGCCCAAGCGCACGAGTGCGTCACCGAACTTGTCGATGTTGTCGGTGTTAACGTCATTCATGACGTTCATGATTTGGCCCATCTGAAGGGCGATGGTGTCGGCGTCGATGTCGGTTGCCACGTCAAGGTTCGCTGCCGCGTCGGCGAACTTCTGGATTGCCTCCGCGCCGCCCTCGATGCCAACGCCTAGCTGGGCGGCAGTTGCCTCCATCTCAAGCATGGTGTCAGCGGAAGTGACATGAGACTGGCTGTACTTCATTGCCGCGTCGTAGAGCGTCTGGTAGTCCTTCTCTTCCGCCTCGAACGTCTTGCGCAGGTTACGGTATGAAGAATCGACATCGTTTGACGCCTGAGAGACAGAGGACCAAGCCTGAGATATGAGCTGCCCAATCTGCTGTGCCGCCTGAACCGCTGCGGCACCTACTTCGCCAAGGTCCGCCTTCATGGAGTTCTTCATGGCTTTGGATTCGGATTGAACCTTGTGAAGCTCTGCCTCAAGATTGCGGTACTCGTTGATTGCCGCCGCTGTTTTTGCAGCATCCATAGCTTTTGCTAGGGCTTGCTCAAGCTCCTGCGCCCTTGCTCTGCCCTCTGCGGTCTTGGTATTCGTGCTGTCAAGTTCCGCCTGTAGCCTGTTGACATCTGCCTGAGCCTTCTCGAAGGACGTTGCCGCATCCCTGACGTTCTGTGACATCTTGTCAATGCCAGCGGACTTGTATGCGTCAAGCTTCTGCTTGAGAAGTTCGGCCTTCTGTCTTGCTGCCTCCGTTGCATCACGAAATGCCTGTAGTTGCGAGACGGCAACGCTAAGGCTGTGCGGCTTTATTTGCGCGGCCTGATTGAGGGTTTCAAACCTGCTCTTTGCGGTGGTCAGGCCAGAGGACACAAGCTTTAGCTGCTGGTCAAGGTTCTTGAACGCGCCGCTGCCGATGAGGTTTGATTGCACCTTGAGTCCACCAAATGAGTTCTTGAGGTGTTCGATGGTGCTGTCATACCTAGCTGCCTCGGAGGCAAGGTTCCGATACTCGTTTGCCTGCTTTGCTAGGTCTAGGTTCTCCGCTGCCTGCTTGCGCCGTTCCTTTGCCTTCTCAAGCTGCTCGTTAAGCTTCTCTTCCTCTTCTGCGGCCCTCTTGGCGGCTTCCTCGATTTCCTCGGTCGATTTGGCAACGTCTTCGCCAACCTTTGACGCCTCGCCAAGCCCATGCAACTGGGCCTCAAGCTCGGCAATCTCCTTGTCGGCGTCCCTGACCTCCTGCTCGGCCTCGGCAAGGCTCTGGGCTATGTTGTCGAACCCCTTGGCAACCTCGTCAACGCCTTTTGCCTTGAAGCCGTCAAGCTTCTGATGGAGCAGTCGGCTCTTTTCCTCTGCCGTCTTGATGACCTCGGCAAGGGCCTTCGAGCGCTGTTCCGCAAGCTCGATGTTCGACGGGTCGAGCTTCGCGGCTTGGTCAAGCTCGTGGAACCTCTGCGTCGCGGTCTCAGACGCAGCAGACACGAGGGCGAGCTTTCCGTTGATTCCGTCGAACTGCTGGCCGATGGTCGATGCGGAGTTGATGGTCTGCGCAGAGCGGAGTTCCGCCATGTCCATGATGAGCTTCTTCATGGCGGAGTCGGCAGAGATGAGGTCAACCTCCATGTCCTTGAACTTGGACACGTTGGCGTAGTTCTCGTAGGCAGAGCGTGCTTCGGTCCATCTCGGCTTCAGCTCTTCGACCTTGGCTATGTAGGCGTCCAGCTCGGCGTTCTCGCCGCCAAGACCTTCCTTGAGGGCAGCGAACTCTTCCTTGAAGTTGCCCTCTCTGGTTGCCTTTGAGAGGTCAACGCCGGAGATTTCCTTGATGCTCTTGTAGGTCTTCTCAAGCTGCTCGTCAATGCTGTTGTAGGTTTGCAGCGCGTCATCTGCCGCAAGCTTGGCGTTGTCGGTCTCTTCCGCCAGCTTCTTGACGTTCTTGCCGCTGTCCTCACCCTTGCTGTTGAGGACAGGAGTCTTGCCAAGCTCGTCCATGCCAGTCTTGAGAAGGGATATGGAACGTGCGGTATTGGTTGTCTGGTTGGCGATGGCACCTATCTGCGCCTTGTATATGTTTTGGTTCTTGGGGTCAATCTTCGCCGCTTTGGCAAGGTCGTTCAGTTGCTTCTGAGTCCTGTAGATTGCAGAGTCGGCACCACGCAGGGCGCTGGAAAGCTTGGTGACATCAGCGCCAATCTGAATGGTTAGGCCCTTGTAGGCACCTGCTGCCATAGGCTCATCACCCCGTTATATCCAGTTGTCAACGTCATCGTTCGTGGCGTAGCGGACTTCCTCTTCCTTGTGGCCCCTGCTTGCCTCGTACGCCTCGGCGCGGGACTGGAAGAGCATGCGCGTTATGCTCCACGGCATGCGCATTGCCTCGTCCCAAGAGATGCCCATCTTCAACAGCTCGGTCCATATGTGCGTGTACACAAGCGTTATCGTCGGGCCAACGACTGTCGGTTTACTCGGAGTCGGCGGCTCCGGCTCGAAACAAGCCCCGCTGGCACTCGTCAAAGACAATCTGGGAAATCTCGCCCATGTCTATGTCGCGCGTCTCAAGGCACCACTGCACGAAGGAGGACACAGGCACGCAGGGACGGTTCTCACGCTTGCAGATGGCCTCTGAGGTCTTCAGCATGGCCCAGAACGCGCGGATGTACGCGGTCCAGTTGTCCATCGTGTAATCCATAGCAATCACGTTGCCATCGGCGTCGATGTTCTTGACGGCCTGAGTCACGTCGATTCGACCGAACACGTCCTTGATGAGGTCTTGCTTGAACTCCTGCTCGTATACGACGAGGGTGTACGTGGTGGCCTCGTACTCGCGTTCGACTCCGTTGTGCTCGTAGTCAATCTTGGGCATGTCCTGACCTTTCTTGGTAGTGGGCTGTTGTGCAAGCGCACAAATAAAAGCGGACTCCCATTTCTGGAAGTCCGCTGTCGATTCGGGCGCTGTGCCTGAAGCTATGACTTGGTGACGATGATGGTGTACATCGTGACCGACACGCCGTTGGTGACAACGACGGTGACGGTGTTGTTGCCAGTGCTGTAGCTCGCCGAGGAACTGTAGGCGGAGCCGTTGACGGCGATTGCCACGGTTGCGTTGGTGGAGTCCGCAGCGGTGGCGGTGATGCTGCCGGAAGCCGAGCTTGCGACGCCAGTGTAGTAGGTGGTGCCAGCCGAGAAGGACGGGCTGAGGGTCACGTTCTGAAGCGTGAGGGCGGACAGTGCCGAGGAAGCGGCGGCTGCGCCGGGGGTCGGTACGGCATCCCAGAAGGTGTCGTAGCCAGTGCCGCCTTCCTTGATGTGGCCCTTGAGGACGTTCTTGGAGATGCCACCAACGGTGAAGTTGCGACCGATTGCCGTGTAGTTGATGCTCACGGTGTCGGGGTTGGTGGAGTCGGTCATGGTGTTGGCCGACTGCGAGGGCGGGGTAAAGGTGACGTTGTAGCGGACGCCGCGCATCTTGCCCTCGTTGCCCGAGGTCTCGTAGCCGAGGGCGAACGTGGTGGACACGGGTTCGGTAATCTGGTAGTTGACGCCAGAGGTCGCGTCCTCGGTGTAGCCGAACATGTCGGTGTACATCTCGTCGGTGATGCACGCGAACTCGACGGTGCCAGTCTCCTTTGCGGAGCTGTTGATGGTCGCGTAGACACCATCATCGGCATAGAAGTCGTTCTGGCTGGTGTCGGTGTCTGCGGTGAGCGAGACGGCACCCGGGATGCTCTTCCAAGTGCCGTACTTGCCAGTCGTGGGGTTGTAGACGGCGTAGTGGACGTTCTTGAGTCCGTAAACTACCTTGCCCATTCTGGGCCTCCTTTATTTGTTGGGGTGATAGGTGAGCCTGTATGACGTGAGCCAACAGTTCTCCATAGCGACCCAAGACTCGACGCATGCGTAGGGGCCGAGCTTCGTCAGCTCGTCCTCCAACGCCTCGCGCTCGGTGTCGTTGGGTTCCGCCTGATATAGGTCAACGTCGTAACGACGCATCTTCGCGTAGTTGGAATCGTCGGCGTAGAACTCGCCCTTCTTGAGCGGCCTGTAGACGAACCACGGCAGCGGCGGCTCCTTGCCGTAGGGGTAGCCAATCTTGGTCCCTTGGATTCCGCTCTGCGAGAGCGTTGAGAAAACCACTTCGTCAGATGACATCTATTGCCCTATCTACTGCTTCGTCCAGTTGTCTCTCGAAATCCCTGAACGCTTCCTCAGCCGCGTCTGCGATGTGCTGATGAGCGCCAGCGGGGCCGGGACCGCCGTGGCCCTTTTCCAGCAGGTGCGCAAGGCCGGGAAGGGACGGAGAGCCTATCTCCCCCTCTGGGTGCCTGCCGCCTGACTGAATCATGTGATGGTTGATTGACCTTGCATATGGCCCTGTCTTGTACGTCTTGCCGTACCAGCTTATGGACCGTATCTGTCCCTTGCGCTTGCCTGACTTGAACCTCGTAACTCCCTTGTTTCCGCCGCGAATCTTTCCCCAGCCGCCCCTTGAGTAGGAGGTGCTGAGGACGGCGCGGGCATTGGCCTTCCAAGCCTTCTGGCCCGTCTGCAAGGACTCTTCGACCGCCTGCGGCGAGAGCTGTTCGACGGTCAGGCCAAGCTTCTCAAGCATCTTCTGAAGGGTGGTGGCAAAGGCGTCATGGCCGATTACGCGATTACTCATCGACCTCGACCTCGTTGCCCACGCGCTGGGCGATTGTCAGTGTCCGTAGGTCACCTGAGCCAGAGGCGTACATGACCTCGTACTGCTCGCCGTGGTAGATGCACTGGTCCTCGCCCGCGTAGTCGATTGCGCGGACTTGGACCATGTGCTCGTTGTACAGGCCACGGTCTACCGGGTCGGTCGAGTTGGCAAGGCGGACCTCAGACGAGCGGAGGTTGGCAAGCGCCATGATGCCGATGGTCATGGGGTTGCAGAAGATGGTCCTCTTCACGCGCTCCCCGTCGTGCCATGCGCCTGCCGCGTCCTGATAGCTGTTGGGCGCTGAGAGCAGTGTGATGGTGTCATTCCACCTCATTGCCGCCCTCACCGCCCTCTGGCTGTTCCTCGGACTCTTCCTCGGGCTGTTCCTCTGGTTCCTCGACGTGGCATATGTTGGACTTGCTGTTGAGCAGCCCCGCCAGCATGAGGCGGTATGAGTCCAAGAACCTCGGTGCCTCTGAGTTGTCGTAGCCGTACTGGCCTTTGACGAAGCAGACGATTGCCGACTTGACCAGCGAGTTCATGGTCTGGTCAACAAGAAGCTCTGGCCTGACGCCGCAGCGGAGCATGTCCGCCTTTGCGGCGTCAATCCAGACCTGAATCTCGGAGTCGGTCATGTCGCTAACGACGCGGAGACAAGTTCTCACATCGTCAATCAGGGCCATGTTCTATTCCTTTGGTGTGGTTGTCTTTCTGGTGCGCTTCGCGGAGGGCTTCTTCTGAGCAAGCTCGATGAAGCCGGGGCCGAGCGCGTTCTCAAGCTGCGAGGCGCGGGCGTCGGACACGTCGAACTCATCCCCTGCCTTGCGCTCGTCGTGAATCGCAAGGTCGTAGAAGGGCATGAGCACCTTGACGGTGTACATGTGTGCCCCTAGCCGCTAACGACGCTGATAACGCCGTCGTTGATGGTGATGGTGGTCCCATCGACCTTGACAAGGCCCAGTGCGTCAGTGGTCGCGGCGCTGTAGGTCGTGTCAGTGGCGGACAGGACGCCACCGGAGTCGATTGACAGGTTGGTGCCTACCTTGACGCCGCCGAGAACGGAGGCGCTGGCCTTGGGCAGCTCGTAGGTGGTGGTGACAACGCTAGAGTCACCGACAAGGCCGGAGAGGATGGTAAGCAGGTCGGCGATGGTCTCTTCGCCAGTTACGGTGCCACCGAAGTTGGTCACGATGGCTGCAAGTGCCTCAGCATTGGTCATGGTGACCACTCCTAACCCTGAGCGGCCTTCTTGAGGATGACCCAGCCGTAGGGGTTGGTGACACGGCCATCGCAAGCGACCAGCATGCGGGTCTTGCGGGTGTTGGTGTCGTAGTCATCCCAAGTGGCAGTGGTGAGCGGCATACCGGGCTGGGTGTTGAGGGTGTAGCCCTTGAAGTTGCCGTAGATGCCGATGATGTCGCCAGCGGATGCGTTGTCGAAGGTCTTGAGGACATCGTTGGGGAGCAGGTCAACCGAGCCGACGCCACGCAGGCTCTTCTCCATGCCCTGATTGATGGACACGAGGTTGGAGATGGGACGGTTGTTGTCATCGTGCAGCACGTCGATGTGGTTGTACCAAGTGCCGTCAGCCACGATAAGCTCGCCGCCACGGTACAGGCGGTTGAAGGACTCGTGGCCGAGCAGGGTGGACCAGAACTTCCAATCGTCAATCTTGTCATCGTTGACGGTGATGATGAGCGCCTTGCCTACAGTGGTGGGCGTGCCGTCAGTGGTCTTGCCCTTGCCATCGGAGCCGATGAGGCGGACATCGTTGGTGATGCCCTTGGGCTGGGTGGAGCCGTTGCCGGAGAGAACGGCGAGGTCGATTGCGGTGCCGTAGACGCGGGCAAGCTCGGGGGCGAGCTGGGCCTTGAAGTTGTCGCGCATGAGGGCGTCGGCAAGCATGGTGCGTGCCACGCGGGCCTCGAACTGGTGCCACGTCCAAGTGAACACCTCGGCGTCCTGCTCGGACTGCCACGGCGAGGTCTCCTTGTCACCAATCCACGCGCCAGTGAGAACGAGGTCACGCTCGGAGATTCCGCCAACGCCCTCGTCGTAGGTCAGGTTGACCTTGGGGTAGAGCACGGAATGCTCGTGAAGCTCGGAAATGACCTCATCGGACAGCTCAAGCGGCGCGATGGCGATGCCGGAGAAGGTGTTCGTGAAGGTGCTGGTCATGTTGCTGTAGTCGGCGTTCATGGAGACGGTGGTGTTGGAGCGCTCCTGAAGGGCCTTGGCCGTCATCTCTGCGGGCATCTTCTCGATGTGCATGATGTGACGGGCGAGGGCGGCGCGGTACTCGCGGGACGAGGTGAAGCCACGGAGGTCGGTCACGTCGCGCACGTCGGCGGAACGCTTCTCGGTGGTTTCGATGACGTTGCCAGCGCCAGCGATGACTGCCTTGGCGGCGTCCTGACGCTTGGCTACGGTCGCGTCGCTGAGGGCAACGCTGGCCTTGGCCTTTGCGGCCTCCTGACGGTTGCGAAGCTCGACCTCGGAACTGATGATGTCGGCCTCTGCCAGAAGGTTCTCAAGGTCAACGCCCTCGGGGAGGGTGTCGGCATTGAGCAGGTCGATGACCTGATTGCGACGGGCAATGAACTCGTCGCGACTGAGAGCGCGATACTGCTCTGCGCTCATGGGGGTGAATTCCATGATTCACTCCTTTCCTGTAGGTTGGAAATGCTTTGCTTGCAGCACGCCGCGACACCTCCTGCCGCTTGCGCCTGTCCCAAATCACTCCGTCTGGGAAGGAGCGTGCTCATGCGCAATTTCTGGCTTGCGCGGGCCGATATGAAAAAGCCCCCTTGCGGGGGCCTTGTCACTGAAGTTGGTAGCCTAGAGGCTCTGAAGCTGTAGGAGCTTCGCCTTGCGGCGTCTGAGGGAAAGCTTCTCTGCCGCTCTGGCCTCGATGATTTCCTTCTGCTTGTGTGCGGCCTCGATAGCAGCGTCAAGATAGCGACGCGAGCTGATGTCAGTTGCCTCGTTCGCTGGCAGGTCCACGCAACTCACGTCATAGAGCCTGTCTATCTTGGTGATACGCGAGTGAATGTTTCCCTCATTGTCCTCGTACCACTCGAAGCCATCCTCGGCAATGGTGAAGCCAAAGCTCATGCGGTCGATGAGTCCGTTTGATATGGCCTCGTACACATCACGTGCCTGCTGGCATCCTGACAGGTCTGCCTCGGCCCAGCCACCGATTTCGTCAACGCCGATTCGGAGGGAGTTGTTGCGAAGTCTGGCAAGCGGGGTACCGCCGTGATTGAACTGGAACAGGACATCGCTTGTGTCCATGCCGTCAAGGGCGGTCGGGGCAACCGACTCGTAATATCCGGGTACCAACTCATACTCGTTGTCGAACACCGTATAATGTCCGCGAACCACGTAGGATGGCTCATTCGATTCGTTGTCTTGAGACTCTATCGAACGGAAGTTGGAGGCAGTAAAATTCCTATACTGCCTTTTTGATGGGCAATAAGGCATTGTGCCCTCCTTAAGACGTACTCGAATACTCTATTGACGCAACCGAAGGTTCTTCTGTCACGTACTTCCATATGTAGCCGTGAGATGTCTTTCTCCGGCCCCTGCAACATGCAGCTATGTCTATGCGTGGGAAACCAGTCTTCTTTCCGGCATCGACTGTACTGTTGAAACGAGCGACTTCCTTGCCGTCTAAATCAAGCTGAACGACTGGAAGCCCGATGGTGCTTATGTCTCTTCTTTGCTGAACAGACTGTTCTGCATTTTTTCGCAGCTTGTCATCCTCAAACATCCATGAATAACCGGCGGCGGTGTTGCACTTACCTCGACAAGCAAGAGATATTGCGGTCTTGGTAACGCCCATTTCTTTTGCGGCAGAAGTTATGCTCTCGTATTTACCTACTATTTCTCCGTTGGAGTCAACCTGAAGGACGCTGCGCTTTCTAGCAATAATCGTTTCGTTCTTTAGGTTGCTTTGCCTAATCTTTTCACGACGCTCTTTTGAGAATGCATACTCTTTCGAGTTGTCTGCTCTCTCCTTCTTTAGCGCCTCAGACTTACTCTTGTTCAACCGACTAAGGCGATACTTCTCATCGTCTGTCATCGGTCTTGTCTTGTAGCCTTTTTTCTTTTTAGACTCCAACATCTTTTTGCTCACATCTTGCGGTATTCCACGCTTTTGTGAACGAAGCCTAAATTTCTCAATAGTCTCCTGCGAAAACACAACACCGGGCGTACCTTCTCCGCCAGTTGTCAAGTTATATCCATGCATAGGGTTGTTCGAGTCAAACTTTTTTATGTAGTGAGACTCAAACAAGTTTGCAATCTTCTTTGAGTGGCACAAACAAAGAATTTCGTGTTTGATGTTGTCCCATCCGTATTTCGATATTGCTCTATTGAAATACCTACATGAACGATAGTTGTTTCCGTTTGACCATCTTTTTTCAGGCGTCTTGCTTGTTTGGCCGATATAGCGCTTGCCATTCGGCGTCGTATGGCAGTAGATGTACCAAATCTTACTCATAGGCATCGAAGTCCTCGTTGCCGTCAACCTCGATGTCATCCGGCTCGTCTGGTTCCGAGTAGCTTGGGCTGTCGCTGGACATGCCGCCGTGACCGCCAGACTCGGCGATGACGTTGTTGTCC